ATTTGACAAAATGAAACTTGACGGTTCCAAAAAAAAGTCTCTGAGTTTAGGGTGGGGTGGGGGGTGGAAACCAGGTTTTGAAATATTAATAGGATAAACAACTTCATCGATTCAATATATTTATAGAATAAACATATTAGTAGTTACACTATCTTAATCAATTAAGATAAAGTTTATCCATAATGTTTTGAAATAATAAGATACAATCCTTGTCTTAAAAGATTATGAATATAATAATAGATAAAGTTTATCCATAATAATTTATGAATTAAAATGTATTAAATTGAATAGAAGTATTTTTATTTTATATCTATATATATTATATTATTATTATTATTATTATATAAGTGATATATAAGGTTTTAAGGATATCATATCCCCCTATTCAATCTATAAAAGATAAAGATAATACCTAAGCATATCAAATAGAATGAAATAACAATTTAAGCATGATATATACCATGCATGCCTTGATTATTTTTTTTTTACCATACGCTAAAATAGACTAAAATAACAATTATTTCAAAAATCATAAGTCTATATACTATAAGGACTTACGTCAATTGCTTAAAATATTATGGAATATTTGATATATTGGGGTTGAGTTAATACCGATAATATGCATAATTACATTAGTAAAGCTGATTAATGTGATCAGTAAAAAGTAGATTGAAATACCAATTAGGGGTTTATGCAATGGAAAAAACAGTATGTAAAGCTGGCTCTTTATGCTGGTTCGATTCTACTAACTGTGGATTAATAAAAATAAAGGTAATCGAAATACATAGTTCAAATAGAACAGTAACAATCAAAGTTACTTCAAAAAACAATAGATATTATAAAGCTGGTGAAGTGTTAAATTTCAATCAAGCTTTTATATTCCCAAGGGAAGCTATTAAAAAAAGAAAATATGGATCATATTACTTTGCAAATAATTTTTGCTGGGAATAATGTTTTTTTGTTTTTTTGTGTTTTTTGTGTTTTTACCATTTTATAAAGGGGATAGCTATGAAAGTTAAAGTATCTAGAATCAATTCCGTTAAGAATCAATTATTAGTAGAATTCGAGGGAACAATGCAAAAGGTTGGCAAGCTATTGTCTACCAATATGAAGCTGATTAAAGATAAATTAGCTGGCTATGATGTAACTGGGATACAATTAGCACCAGCGAATATAGCTGGTTTTGAGGTTTGCTCCGGCCGATCAAAAGGTTGTACCAAAGCATGTATATATGTAAGCGGGCACGGCCGCTTCACTAATACCCAAATTGCTAGAATCAAAAGAAAGCTATTATTCTTTCAATACAAAAATACCTTCAAAAGCCAGCTTATAAAAGAAATAACTGCTTTTGTTAAAAAGTGTACAAAAAACAATGTAAAGCCAGCTATTCGCTTAAATGTATTCTCCGATCTACCTTATGAAAGAATATTTCCCGAATTGTTTACCATGTTTCCAATGGTATCTTTTTATGACTACACAAAAGTAAGATCTAGACTTGATAAGTCTAAACTACCTAGCAATTATCATTTAACTTATAGCCGATCGGAGGATACTTCTGATATGGAAGTACTGGAAATAATTAAAGCTGGCTTTAATGTAGCCGTGCCATTTAATTGTAAAAAACACCAGTTGCCCAAAAGCTTTTTGGGTATTCCAGTAATCGATGGAGATAACAGCGATATTAGATTCTTAGATAAAATTGGCTGTATTGTTGGCTTAAGTGTTAAAGGGGATAATAGCGTCAGGAAATCGGTAGACTTATGCAATGGGTTTATAGTGGATGTTAATAGCCAGCAAGTTACGCAAGTAAAGCCTAGATTTTTAATAAGTCTAGTTTAGTTAATACTTTCATAATCTTAAGCTTTAATGCCATGCTATCTATTCTTAGATAGTGTGGCTTAAGGCAATAGGGAAAGCTTATTTTAAGCTTTCATAATAACTTATTCTTATAGGGGATATCATGCCAAGAGTTAAAAACAATCTGATTGACGATGTTAAGACATTCGCTAAAAAGTTTATCGATACTGCTATTTATACTTCCGTTGAATGGGAAGTTAAAGAACAGGGTAATTATTCTTTCGGGGATATTATTCTTATCGCAGAAGGTGAATTGAACCATATTTTGAATGGTTACACTATTAACAAAAGCGCATTAAATAAGCTTAATGATATAGCCAAAAAACACGGTTATTATATTGAGCAGGGATATTGCTGGTCTTGGCATTTTGTAAAGCTAGCCTTTTAAACTATAGCCAGTATAGCCAGCTTATAAACTCTATTAAATCATTAAGCCTTATGCCATGCCATTAATTATAGTGGCATGGCTTAAAGCAATAGTAAAGCTTATTCAATGCTTAATCGGTATTACTTAACCTTATTTGGAGTATCTCACAATGACTAGTATTTATGGCAAGCCTAGTACACTATCTCAGTTTAAAAGTATCCCTGCTAAGTATCGACAAGGTAAAAAGCCTAGTGAATTACTAGACTTACATAATTCTAGAATCTATCATCCTAGAATAAAAACATACTCATTAATGAAGTTTATTAACTCTGATTACAATAATCATTTTAGGCCAAGAAATTGTATTACCATTAAAATCGGATCTAATCGGGTCGATTATCTATCTAAACTATATGATCCTAAAAAAAAGAATTACACCAACCATAATGAAGCAATATTTAAACGATCTAATCTAAAAACTAATAGTCATGGTAGATATTCTTCCTCGTGCCGTTACAATCGTTTTAGTTATACAATTCAAGTTCAATCTTTTGGTTATCTGATTAATAAAAACACCATGTATTTTAAAACAGATACCGACCAAGGCATTATTTCTAGAACAATAAAAGCCCCCAGAGGATTTCATTTCGCTATTGATCACCTAGGGTTTAAAATCCAATCCAATAGCATTAAATCAATGGATTACCACTTTACAGCTATTGATCTATTACCATATGCAATAAAGAAAAATGATTATAAATCGGGTCAATTAATGGTTGCTATCGCCAAGAGCAACTATAAGGCACGAAAACAAGTCGATCTAAAATCCGATATCTTTTCACCCGATCCTAAAAAGGTTAATAGGGTTATTCGTGAAGCCGAACGGCTTAAGGTTCAAATATCTATCGTAGACAGCATCAAGGCGGGCAATTGTTTGTCAGGCACGCAAGTTTGGGCAATGCGTAACCATATGAAAACTAATACCCATTATCAAATACAAGCTATATCGGACAAGCTTGACGATGCAAACAAGGATCGGGTTAAACTTGTTATCCTTAGAGCAATAGAGCGAACCAAACAAGAACTTGCTAGAGGTTATTCTTTATTACAAGATCATTATCTTGAATACCAAACTAACTAGGGGGCAACCCTAGTTTTCAATGGTGGGTAGGTCGAATTGTTCAGGTCAAAAATTTTTTTGGCCCAATTCCTGGCTGCGTACATTAATTTTTTTTTTGAAAGGGTTTTACAATGGAAGATAAGAAGCTTACTGTTTTAAATGATGCGTTAAATGCTGCTTGCAGAGTTATTCAAGATGCCTATGGTATTGACGATGGGGGTTATGCTGAATCGTTTTTTGAAGGCGAAAACAAAGCCCATTTTGAATGCCTGTTTAGCAGTTACATTAAGTTTGAGGTAGATAGTAAAGAAGATGAAGAAGAAGAAGATTTAGATCATTATTGCGGAAGAAAACAAATCAAATAGGGCCAACCCTGTTTCCCAATGCTATAGGGGGCAAATCCTATAGCGTAAAAATTTTTTGGTGTGTTCGCCTGGAAAATGTGTGTTTAAAATTTTATTATTTTTTTTGGAAAGGATTTGAATCATGTTACGAATAAATAAAGATAAGCCGATTGAATTGATGTCATACGACAACGAATGGTCGATTAAAAATCGGGTTGGGCGTTTACATTGCATGACATCTAACCTTTCAATCATCCGTAAGCTTTGGAATAAAAGGGTGCATCATGCACCTAAAGCATTAAAGCGTGGGTACATTAAATGTGTACTGGAAACACATTTAGCTAACCAAGATTTGTATATTCGTGTAATGAATGGACTGCTTTAATTAAACCAAGCAACCCCCAACCCTCTTTTCTTTGACCATATAGGCCAAGAAGAACCGCGGGAAAAACTATCATAAAATTTTATGAATTACTTGAAATTGTTTTAGGTTGGTAACGAATAGATAATAGTGCAAGCAATTTGCAAGCACAAAACAATCAAAGGGGTTTCAATATGGTTGATTTTAACAAGGCACAATTAGACATGATTAATTATGCCATTTCTGAAAAGTTTAGTCAGGTTTATAACAAGATTCAAGAGATTAAAAAAGCAGATAAGAACGGAATAGCTGCAATGATATGTAATTATCCAAAACAGCAAAAGGAACTGAAGCGTGAATTGAAAATACTTGAAGAGGTTTCGGCAATAATTCGAGAAGAAAGAAAAAAGGCTAATGCAAAATAAGCAATTGATTACTATTACCACTAACGCAAACAAGGATACGATTAATATGGAAGCAGCAAAACCAGTTTACCAAGCTATCAGAATGAACGCTGTTCAGATCTTTAACCATAAAGATAATGCGTGGAAGACTGTCAGGCTATTTGCCCTCGACAAGTATGACGATGCCAAAGAACTTGCCAAGGATCTGATTCAAGAATCAGTACAGCAAGACCCTGACGAAGAAGCATCATGCGGGATTGTAGCCGAGGTTAATTTGTTACCAGCTTTAATGGATAGGAAGCTTGTATATGTAATCGAAGATACCAAAGAAATAGTTATGTTAGACATTTAGACCCCATTTAAAAACGAAAGGCTAGTCAAATGAAGATCATTAAGAATACGCTGGAATTAATAACCGAAACCTGGAGCGATCCTGGCGATTATCCCAACGCATTAGCCAAGGGGCCACTTCCTTCAACTATTTGTGTTGAGGATATAAAAGGCCACATCATTATCCAGATTGAGAAATCAGATAAGGATAATGAAGAGTGGGAGCAATGGGGAGCAGAACTTAATATGCATTACTTGATGCAAGATGTTAAAATCAATCTTCAAGGTGTGTTGATAGAAATCTGGCAATTCTGCCCTGAGACTCATCATAATCCAAACGATGCTGCTAACCTTGATATGTGGACTTTAGTACCATATAAATGGAACTCAGATAATTTTGAATTATAGTGACCCTGTTTTTTAATGGATACCCTCCCACTTTGGGGGAGTCCAAAAAGTTTTATCCTTGAAAGGGATACATCATGTCTATTGAATCCGTTCCAGTTTCTAAAATTGTTGAAAAGGGCCATCCTGACTACGATCCTAATCGTATTGTAACGATTACTGTAAAAGCTTCGGAAGCTTATATTATTCGTTATGTTGCAGCTATTTTAGCTGATGAAAAATGTACTGATGAGGCACGGAAATCAATTCTTTGGGGATGCAAAGCAACCCCTGCGGATATGATGAAAATTCATCACAAAGTTTATTCAGACGAAATGGGCTGGGGCCATTACGATCTCGATAAGTAGACCCCTTTTTCCTTCACCCTATAGGCTAAATCTATAGGGTGAAATATTACATATACAAGTCACGCACACATATAAACAAGGAAGATTTCCATGTCTCAGTCTACAAGAGTTAAGATGCTAACTAAAAATGAAGTCAGGGTAATTAAAGCCCTGCTTAAGTACTCAAAACCAACTAAAACAAAGGACTATCATCAATGCAATATTAGGCGGGCTTTTGTATCTCTCAAGATGCCAAGAGATTCATTTGCAGGTTCTATATCAGCGTTAAAAAAGAAGGGTTTATATAACTATGTGATTTGGGAATCAAACCCAAACAAAAAGGGTTACAAGGATTACCCAGCTAAAAAAGTTTTAGTTTGGCATGAAGGAAACCCTGTTGGTTACTATAAGGTCAGGTCAGATATTGCCTTGATATTCTTTAACAAAGATTACATAGATTGCGTTATGTCCTCTGAAAGGGTAAGTTGAATTATGAACTACCTTTCCGTATGTTCTGGAGTTGAAGCAGCAACTGTTGCCTGGAATTCTATTGGGTTTGAGCCTATAGGATATTCAGAAATCGATAAGTTTTGCTGTGATTTACTAAAACAGAAATACCCTCAGACCCCTAATTTTGGAGACATAAATGGACATTCAACCTGGCAAATTCCCAGAGCAATCGACATTCTTATCGGGGGAACTCCTTGCCAAAGCTTTAGCCTCGCTGGCCTCAGAAGGGGAACAGACGATCCAAGAGGTGGACTTGTCTACAAGTTTTGTGAATTGGTGCGGGATAGAAAACCAAGATGGATTGTTTGGGAAAATGTGCAGGGAGTCCTATCGGCTAACGGAGGAAGAGACTTTGGTTCCTTCATCAGGTCGCTGGCTGAATTCGGGTATCATCTCTGCTGGCGGGTTCTTAACGCTCAACACTTCGGATTGCCCCATAGAAGAAAAAGAGTCTTCCTTATCGGGCATCATTCAGACAGAACAAGTGGATACAAAGTTTTATTTGAGCAAGGTTGCTTGTCAAGGATTTATCAGGAGAGACAGCATGGGAAAAAGCCTTCCAGTTCGTTTGAAGGAAGCTATGATTGCCCATTCTGCAAATCACATACAACCTTAGACCCCAAAAAAACTGGATGCAATTACTGTTCTGCATGGGTAAAAACCCCTGTCAATTGTATATCTGATGGGGCTCATATGGGTGGTGGTTTAAATGGACAAGATTACAACTCAGGAAGAATTATTGTTCAGCCTGACGGAAAAGTTAGAAGGCTAACACCATTAGAACTAGAAAGGCTTATGGGGTTCCCAGACAATTACACTAACATTTCTGGGGCAAAAGACGGCAATAGGTTCAAGGCAATGGCCAATTCGATGTGTGTGCCTGTGATTAAATGGATTGGAGAAAGGATAGCAATGGTCGATTCCACTAGCAAATAAGCCTATCAATCATGTATACTGTTAGCCAAGAGGGTTCGTTAAGACCCTCTTTTTTTTGGCCACAGGTACAGATCATGGATGATAAAAACTATTGGTCGTTTACCGATATTGCTGCTGACCTTGACCTTGCATATACAACAATCAGACGAAACATAGAAACATTCATCAAGCAAAAGAAAATGAAACCGCTTACAAGGATGAAGGCAGATAAAGGACATTTCTGTTCGGTCATGGATAGCACCCAGTACAGTTTGTTTCGAGAATTAATGAAGGGAAGAGCAGTAGTTAATAAAGAAGATGAAGCGGTTAACAACAAGATATCTGACGATGGATTCTTTTATCTTATTCTTCTTGTACCTGAGTTCTCTCAAGGGAGAATCAAAGCTGGATTCACATCCAGGTTGGATTCAAGATTTTCTGAACATCTAATGTCAGCACCAACAGCAAAATTAATCTATTCAACTCCATGTCAGCGAGCATGGGAAACATTCCTGTTAGCTTATGTACACAGTCATGGAGAGAAAATAAGGTCAGAAGTGTTCGATGTTAAAAATACAAAAGAACTAATTAAAAACCTTAAGACCCTCTTTAAACAGGTTGGGCAACGAAAATGAATCACGGCAAAATTTGATCCCGAAACCAATTTCGTGATCATACGAAAA